CGCGGTGCCCGACATGGTCAGCGCGACCGGAGTCGCGCGGGTGTTCACCACAGCGCCGGAGCTGAACGCGATCGCGGTCGCCCACTGCGCCGTACCCGCGTTCGCCGCACCGCGGTTGAAGAAGCTGACGGTGATGAAGTTCGTGGCCTGGCCCGTCAGGGTGGCGGCCGTGGTGAAAGTCGCCGAGATGATCTGGAGGTTGTACGGCGCCACATAGAGGCCGCCGCCGGCCGCGCCGGTCGCACCGACGATGTAGGGCACCGCGATGGCAACGCCCAGGTTCCCGGCCAATTCGTTCTGCTGCATGGGTTTGAGTCCCTTCCGGACTGGTCAGTTGCCCTTGACGAAGCCGCGGAAGTCCAGCACCGCGCCGCTGTAGATGTGCCGGATCTTGTAGGTGACCTTGTCCGCGTTGAACACCGAACCGACCGACGGGTCGCTCTGGGTGAACAATTCGGGATCCTGCCTACCCTGGTAGAAGCCCACCTCGAAGGTCGGGCACATGTCCGGGTCCGCGATCGTCCACCAGGCCGTGCTCGACGCCGGGTAGTCCAGCCGGATGCGGGACAGGCCCTGGTGGAGGTTCGGGGTGTTCGACGGGCCCGCCGCGGTGCTCGGCACCGCCACCGCCGAGGTGGTCAGCTGGAAGGCGATCTCCTCGATGTCGTTGACGTACACGAGGATCTGCGGCGTCGGGCTGATGAAGTCGACCGCGTCACCGTATGCGGTCTGGCTGGTCATCAGGATCCGCGCCGAGGTCAGAGCGGACTGGCTCAGCGCCGAACCGGAACCGGCGTTGACGTAGTTCGCGTGCCCGGTCGTGAACAGCGCGGTGCCGTCGTAGATGTTGTTGTTGTTGACCAGCATGTCCCAGACGAAGCGGTACAGGGTCTGCGCGGCGGCCAGGCCCAGCTTCACGGGGATCCGGGCGATGGCGCGAACATCATCGTTCGCGATCATCTCCATCGTGATGTCCTCGGTGCCACCACGCTTGGAGATCGCGTAGGTCACCTCTTCGTTACCCGGCGAGGTCAACGGCTGGTACGGGGCACCGGCGGAGACGGACGGCAGCGTGCCGTAGCCACCGATCCGGTCGATGCGCTGGGTCCGGAAGTCGTTGACCGGGATGATCGAGCTGACGATCTGGCGCCAGGTCTGGAGGTTGGGCTGCGAGTACTCCGCCACCATGCGCCGGGTGATGGAGTCACCCAACACCAGGTTCCAGCTCGACGCGGTCAGCGACTCCTGCGCCCGCTCGATGCCACCCTCGGTGGTGCGCAGGAGACGGCCGTCGCTGTCGTAGGCGGCGACGCTCTCGCGCATGATCGTTTTGTTGAAGTCCTCGGTGAACGACCGCGGCTGCGTCCCGGTGACATCGCAGAACGCCTGCCGGAAACTCCGGTACCCGGTGCTGTACTTCCCGGCGAAGAAGTTGTCGAGCGCCGTGACCTTCTTCTCCAGCGCCTCCGTGGCGACCTGCGTGGTGACGGTCGGACGCATGCCGGCCTTCTCCATCACCCCGAGCGTCGCCTTCAGCGCGCCGATGCTCGCGTCCACATCGGACTCGGTGATCCGGTCGGGCAGGCCCTCCAGCACCGACTCGACCACGGCGGTCGGCAGGCCGGCCGCCTCGATCTTCTGGGTCACCATGGCCTTGCCCCAGTAGGACGCCTTGGGCTGCTCGCCCTCGCGGACGCGCTCCGTGTCGGTGGTGCTCTCGGTGGCGCGCTGCAGGGTGGTGCCGGTTTCGGTGGTGGTGCTCTCGGCCGCCCGGACCAGGCCGACGGCTGAGAGCTCGTCGTCCGTGGCCTCGGCGAACGCGGCCAGCACGTCTTCCTTGGTGGGCACGTCATCTCCTTCGGTGATTTCGCCGCCGGCTACGGCCCTCACGGCCTTGCCCCCGGCACTGGGTTTCGCGACGACGTCGGTGGAATCGACGTCGACGATTTGGACGGCCTCCTGCAACCGGCGACCGCCGGACACGACCGACCGGAACTGGCCGCGCACGTCGTGGCTGAACCCCACGACCGGTGGACGGCCGGCGGCCTGCGCCTGCAGGGACGCGTCGATCGCCTCGGCGGCATGGGTAGCGCCGGGCAGTAGGTGCAGGTCTCCGTAGAGGCCATCGGATGACGCCTCGACGTTGCGGTACGAACCGATCAGCCCGGCGATCGTGGACGTCGTCAGCTCTTCCGCGGTGCGGTGGTGGTCGTACGCGCGGGTGCCCTCGTACTTGCCGACCGCCTCGCGCATCACCGACTCGGGGTAGCGGCGGCCGTTCTTGCTGTCGCCGTAGGCCAGCAGCCGCACCCGGAACACCCGGCCGCCCTCTTCGTCGGTGCCGAGCGCCTCGACGACGCGGCCGGCCACCCGGTCCTCCGCCTCGGCGACGTTGTGCCCGAGCGTCGCGCGCTGCTGCGGCGGTGCCTTCTTCGCCGCGGGCTTCGCGGCAGGCTTGGGTGCGGCCTTCTTCGCCGGGGCCTTGTGCGTCGACGACGTGTGGTGTGCCGGCGCGGCATGGTGGGTGGCGGGCTTGCCCGGCATCGACTTGAGGCTCTGCAGCTTAGCCAGCAGCCCGGGGGTCAGCTTGCCATCCTGCGCCAGGCCCAGGCGACGCTGCGCCTCCTTGATGGCGGCCGTCGTCTTCGGGCCGAGCTTCCCGTCGTCGCCGAGCTTCTTGCCGTTCGCGTCGGTGATGCCGAGCCGGTTGAGCGCCTGTTGCACCGAGTGCACGTTGGGGTTGCCCTTGGGGCTGTCGTAGCCCGCACCCCGGCCCGACTTCGCGTCGTAGCCCAGGCTGTGCGAGCCGGACGACGACTTCTTCGCGCCGCCCTTCGACCCGCCCGCCGCGAACTCACCGCCGGTCGAGGTGCCGGCGGCGGCGCGCGGGTGCAGGTCCTCGGTCCACGCCTCGGCCGCCATCTCGGCCCCGTCGTCGGCCGGCGCATCGTCGGGTGCGTCGCCGCCCATCTGCGCCGCGGCGTAGGTCCGCACGACCTTCATCGGCTCGCCCAGCTCGACCGACCCGTCATCGGCGACCGAGTACGTGCACTGCCACAGGTTGTCGCTGCTGCTGAACCCAACGCTGTACACGACCGAGTCGTCGGTGATGTCCTCGATCGACGCGTAGTACTCCGTCGCACCGGGCGTGGACCTGAGCCGCTGCGCCAAGGCGTTACGGACCAGCGTCTGGGTCTCGCTATACGTGCGCATCCCGTCGATGAACGCCTCGGCCGCCCGGCTGACACCCTCGGTCAGCTCGGGGTCCTCGGCTTCCAGCGCGGCCAACGGGTCCAGCGACCGCATGAACGTCACGCTGTCGAGCAGCTCGGCGGGGTCGACCTCGGTAGCCTCGGCCGTCCGCGCCACTGTGGACCTGACGACGTCAGACCAGGTACTCATTGCCCCTCCATCATTCGGGTAAGGGCAGGCGAGTGCCCGTGCAGTGCTTCCGCCGCCTTGCGTTTGACCGTGCGTGCGCGGTACTTCGTCGACGGCTTGGCGTCTATGGACCCGTCGCCGAGACCCGCCCGGGCCTTGCGGTGCGCGAACTTCTCGGACCGCACCGTCTTGTCCGCCTCGGGCCCGACCAACCGCTTGCCGACCCGCTCGTCCTTGTACATCTGCGCGGCCTGCAATACGTCATCAGGCACAACGCTCGACAGTGGGGAACCGGGCCGGCTGGCGGTGGACGGATACCCGTTGTAGGAGGTGCGGCTCTCCCAGTCCTCACGGGGAGGCGTCACCGGGAAGGATTGGCCGGGCCAGTAGTAGAACCCGTTGTGCCAGCCCGGTTTGCCGTCCGACTTCACCCAGTACTGCGGGCCTTTGATCATGTACCAGTGGCCGGCGGCCTGCCTTCCGAAGCGCAGACGCTGGCCGATCCATCTCAGCCGATCAGCTTTTCCAGCGCCGAGATCAGCGTGGTGCGCGGCTTCTCGCGAACCTCTTCGGCCTCGATCGCCCGCACCGCGCGGTCCGAGTCGTCGCCGACCCAGTCCAGTACCTCGGCGACAGCGCCGTCGGGCACCCCGTCGCCGTCGGCGTCGCCGACCGGTGCGACCTCTTCCGGGCCTTCCTCGGCAACGGCGCTGGCCGCCAGCTCGTGGCCGGGCACGTGACGCCAGACCGTGGCGTGGCTGGCCATGTCGTGCTGTAGCGCGAACCAGCCGCCATCACGGCACTCGACCCGCTCGATCTCGTGGGAGGCCACACCCAGGATCCGGGCGGCCTCATCGGTGCTCAGTGACATAGCGTCCCTTCCTACTGGGCCTGCGGCTGCGCGCCGGAAACTGGCGTGCGCGAACGGATCGAGCGCACCTTGGCGCCCTTGCCCGACTGCTCGTCGATGTGCGTGGCCAGGTCGTCCCGCGACTTGGTGTCGCCCGGGTCCGGCGTGTCGAGCGAGGCGACGTAGGGCGTGCCCACGTAGTCCTCCCACGCCTTGCGCGCGGCGACCTCGCGGGCCTTGTCCGACAGCGCGCCGGTGAGCTGGAGTTGCTCCAGCGCGGTCGAGAGGTTAAGCAGGACCTGGGCGTTGACCTGGGCGTCGGCCGCCGCGATCTCCGGGCCGGTGACCGTGACCGCCTGCGACGCGCGCAGCTCATGCACCTGGCCGGTCGCCGGGTCGACAACCTCCAGCATCGCCGGCAGGCGCCGGGCGGCGACCGCGCGGTCAACCTGGTAGCGCACCAGGTCCGTCTGCTGGTCGAGCCAGGTGGTCTGTACGCCGCGCACCCGGCGGCGCACCGGCTCGGCCATGGTGAGCGAGGTGGCGCGGTTGGCCCCGTCCGGCTCGGCCAACCATGTCTTGGACAGGCCAGCGCCGGACGCGATGTTCGTCAGGATCGACTGGCCGGTCTGGATGTCTTCGAACGCGCCGGTCTGCGCGTTCATCGGCTTCCACTCCACCGACTCGTTGTGGACCTCGATCGAGCCAGACGGCGGGACGTGCATGCCGCCGCGAGCCTGCACGAACGCGTCCACATCGGGCTGGCCACCCGTGACCGTGACGTCGAACGCGAAGTAGCGCGCGAGCGCGGTCCGGTCGATGAGGTTGGACAGCACCTGGTCGTAGTTGTCCAGCCAGTCCAGCACCGGCATGAGGAACGGCTCGCCGCGAACGTCGGTCAGCAGCGTTCGCCACGGGCGCCAGAACATCGCCGCGCCCTCGCGCAGGCCCGTCAGATCGTTTACCTGGGCCACTTTCAGGACGGTGCGCCCGGTGCCGTCGATGTTCGACCGGATGTACAGCTCGTCCGGCCAGAGCGGGTTGCCACCGAGGAGGTTGACGTGCGCGATCGACTGCGGATCGATCGGCGAGAAGCGGACCGCGCCCGAGTACTCACCCGTCATCAGCTCCAGCACCTGCTCGCCCATGACCATCTGGTCACGCAGCATGAGCGTCTGGAGCGGGCCGAGGTTGTTTCTGGGGTCATCCCAGAATTCCTGGGCGACCGCGGCCACCAACGGGTTGGTGCTGTTGAGGGTCAAGCCCTTGTCGCCCACGCAGAACGACGTGTACGTGTCGACGATGGCCCTGGCCATCGGGTTGCTGCGGTAGCTGGCGACCGAGACCGTGCGGGCTTTCTCCGCCGTCCAGTACGGCACCGTGCGGCCAGCCTGGCCGGCCGGGCGGTACCCGGTGTCCCCGTCGACCGGGTCACGGCCGTACCCGCCGACCATCGCGCCGGTGGCCACCAGCTGCTCGGGAGTCGCCTCCGTCGCACGGGTCGCCTCGCGGCGCGCGGGTACCAGCCAGGGACGCACGGTCAGGCGACCCTACGCAGCTCGGTCGTCGGCGCCTCGGTCGCGCGCAGCGCCGGGGCGGCCGCGGCCTGGGTCTGCGCGACGTAGGCCAGGCCCACACCGACCAGACCGCCGGCGAGCACCGCCCACGCGACGCCGGCCAGCATGCCGATCGCGACGACGACGGCGACCAGGCCGAGCAGGCCGAGAAAGTTGGCGCCGGCGCCGGCCGGGATGCGGGGCAGCGGGATACGGATCTCCACCAGGACCTCCTTAGATCGCGAGTCGTTTGGATGGGCGGAAGAAGTCGCCGGAGTCGGGCCGGATGGAAGGGCCGGCGACGGGGGCGTTGACGACCTCGACCAGTGCCGCGTCCATGCACTCCTTGAGCCCGTTGACCGCGGCGGCGACGCCATCGATCTTGTCGGCGCCCGTGCTCTTGTTCGGCTTCACGTTGCCGGCCGGGTCCATCGCCACCGCGAGGTTGTCGACCATCCAGCGCAGCACCGGGTTCCCGCCGTTGACGAACCGGCCCACCAGGGTCAGCCGCAGCATCTCCTTGAGCGGGTAGCTCAGCGAGCCGTAGGACTGACTCACCGGCACCAGGGTCATGCCCGCCTCGTTGGCTTTCCGGGTGACGTCGTTGGCGCCCCACCGGTCGTACCCGAGGGTGACCACCTTGAAGGTGCGGGCGTCGAGGTCGAGCTGCGCGCTCACCGCGGCCGGATCGAAGACGCTGCCGGGCGTCGTGCGTAGCCAGCCCTCGCGGACCCAGACCGCGGCCTGCCCGGCGGTGCGCCGGTCGAGGTCCGGCAGTCGTTCTTCCGGGGCCCAGATGCGCCAGATGGCTTGGTAGCGGTCGGCCGCGCGGTCCGGGAAAATCCAGCACAGCGCGGTCAGGTCGTCGACGCTGCCCATGTCCAGACCGCCGTGGCAATCCCGGCCGGCCAGGGTGGACTCATCGATGCGGGCTGAGTTGCTGGGCGCGTCCCAGTCGGCGAGGCGGATGTAGCGCGTCGACTGCTTCGTCCGGATGCCGAGGTGCAGGCGCAGGAACCGGGCCAGCCCGGCGGGTGTCTCCTTGGCCTTCGCGGACTCTGCCTCGAGGAAGCTGCGCGTCGGGCTGATCCCGTACCCGGGGTTCGCCCGCTTCCACGCTTCCTCGCTGTGCGGGTCCAGGCCGAGCTCGGCCAGCTCGCGCTCGGAGTCGAACCCGAACACCACGCCGTAGAACGTCGGGTCCGTGATGACGCCGCGGGCGAGCTTCTCCAGATACTCGCGCTTCTCGGCGTAGATCGTGCCGGGCCGGCCGTCGTCCGGGGTGGTGATGATGACCACCAGCGGCTGCCGTCGGGCACCGGTGCCGGACTCGACCGCGTCGACGACGTCGCGGGTCTTGTGGACGTGCAGCTCGTCGATGATCGCGCCGGAGACGTTGGCCCCGTGCAGCAGATCACCGACCGCGGCGACGACGCCGAAGTAGGAACCGCTCGCCTTGTGGATGACCTTCGTGGCCAGCGAGCGGACGTACGGCGAGAGCGCCGGACTCTTCTCGGCGAGGCTCTTCACCGGGTTGAAGCAGTAGCCCGCCTGGTCCTTGCTGGCCGCGACCGCGAGCACCTGGGCGCCGGGCTCGTCGTCGGCGCAGGTGAGGTAGATCGCGATTCCGCCGGCGAGCGTCGTCTTCCCGTTCTTGCGGGAGACGTCGACCTCGGCCGTGCGGATGATCCGGACCCAGCTGTCGGAGTCCTCATCCCAGCGCACCCAGCCGAACACGGGGGCGAGGAGGTAGGCGACCTGCCAGGGGTCCGGGCGAAGCGGTCGGCCGGCCCACTGACCCTGGGTATGGACGAGCAGGCCGAACGCGCGCAGCACCCGGTCGACGCGGTCCGGATCGAACTGGGCGCCGGGCAGGTCGCGAGGCTCCGGGGTCTTCCACCGCGGTACCTGCCAGGGCTCCGGGAGCGGGATGCCCCGGGAGACCAGGAACCACCAGACCTCGGGCGACAGCTTGAGCGCGTCGAGGCTGGACTGGTCCGGGAGCTCCGGCTCAGCCGGTGGCGGCGGCGGGCCCGGCGAACGGGTTGCTCTGGCCACTGTCGTCACCCTTGCGCGCGGCGAGACGGTTCTCGCTCGACGGGGTCAGGCCGAACTCACTGCACCAGGCCCGCAGTTCCTTGGACGCGGCGAGCGCGACCTGGACGCTCGGGTGCTGGACCAGCTGGCCCTGGCTGCCCTTCGTCGTGAGCTTGCCCGCGGCGATGTCCGCCTGGGCGTCGACCAGCCGCTGCCAGATCAGGCAGTACGCGGTGAGCGCCGCCCGGTCGATGGGCTTGAGGATTTCGAGGCGCTGCAGCTCGGGGACGACGCGGTCCCATTCGGCGCGAGCCTCGGGGGGCAGGAAGTCCGGCGCCTCGGGGGGCAGCCGGACGAAGCCAGGCACGGGCTTGATCTCGCGGCCGGCGGAGTCCCTGCCCTCGGCGCGGCCGTGCAGAAGTTTGAGCGAGACGGGCTGGGGTTTCGGTCCACGAACGCCCACGGCGATCACCCCCTGTGACTGGCGAGACGTGACAAAGGGTGATGCTTGCGCTGAGCGTGACTGTCAGTTAGTTAAAAACGGACATAAACCTGTGCAGCCACGCGGGGCCCGGTACGAAGGGCCCGAGTTTGTTTGCCCAAAACGGACATTTGGGGGCGGGGGGCCGTCACTCTGTGTCATGATCAGCGATCTTGCTTTGAGCTGTTGCATGACCTACAGAGGACCGTCAATGGCTGTCCCTCAGCTCCACCTGCAGCAACCGCGTGCGGATGATCAGCAGTGAGGCTGCCCTCTGCTACCCCATGCGCTGGCCTGCCCCACCCTGGGCATACCCACCCATGCTCAGCTACCCACGCCCTGACTACCGCAGCCCTGCGCCCATCCTCAGCTGACACGCGTGGCCTGACCTCACGCTTGCGCTGGGTGCGTGCGCGCTCGGCCTGGGTGGCATGGGGTGGGCACCGGGTACCTTCGCACAGCACCCGGCATACCGAGCAGCGTCGCAGGATCGGCACGGCTCACCTGGCCCAGACACGGCGCGACCCGGGCCGCCTTCCAAGCGGTCCGGGTCGAGGTATGGGCAGAC